GACGAAGACTGACCTGCTGCGGCGCGCAGCGCGCCGCGGCTGGACCCCTCCACCCCGTATCAGCCTTCCGGAATGGGCTGACCGATATCGTGTGCTGGCAAAGGAGGCCGGCAGCACCTCCGGCAAATACCGCACCGCCCGCGTCGAGATCGCCCGCGGCCCCATGCTCGCCGTTACCGAGCCGGGCGTTCGCAAGATCACCGCGCAGGTCGCGACGCAGCTGCTCAAGTCGACGTTGATCGAGAACATCATGGGCTATCACGCCCATCTCGATCCCTGTCCGATGCTGATCGTGCAGCCCAAGGATACGGCGGCGCTCCAGTTCTCTAAGGAGCGCCTGGCGCCCTTCATCAAAGCGACGCCGGTCCTCCGCGGGCTGATCGGGACGTCGAAGACGCGCGATGCCGGCGACACGATCGACTATAAAGCGTTCCCCGGCGGGTTTCTTGGGATCGTCGGCGCTGGCAGCCCGGACAATCTGGCACGCCGTCCGATCAGGATCATCCTGTTCGATGAGGTCGACAAATATTTGCCGCTGAAGGAGGGCAATCCCCTCCTGATCGGTGCCGAACGGCTCGCAACGTTCGAATCGAATTCGCTTGATGTCGCGGTCTGTTCTCCCACCATCACCGGTGAGAGCAAGATCGAGGCTCGGCTTGCGGAATCGGACCAGCGGCGTGCGTCGGTCGCTTGCCCGGAATGTCATCACCGTCAATTTCCGGAGTTCTTCAACCATATCGATTGGGAGCATGGGTCGGACGGCAAGACTCATCGCCCCGATACGGCGCGGATCTATTGCGAGGCGTGCGGCACTGCCTGGTCGGAGGGGCAACGCCTCCGCGCCCTGGAGACGATCCGGTGGCACCAAACGCGCACGTTCGAATGCTGCGGCATCCGGCAGGATCCGCTCGAGCGATATGCGGCAGAGTGGAAAGCCGAGATCGATCCGCGCGCGGTCGACAAGGTCTGGGATTGGTGGGCCAGCAATCGCTGGGCCGTCTACCGGGCGAAGTGCAGCTGCTGCGGCACATGGGCCGTACCGAACAAACATGCCGGTTTCCAGGCGGGGAAGGAATACAGCCCTTGGGCCAATGATGCGCCGCCCGAACTGGCGGCGAAATGGCTTGCCGCAACCGATGAGGACGGCAAGCTCACTTTCTACAATACCCAGCTCGCGCGCACCTACCGCAAAAATACCGGCAAGATCCTCGATCCGGATTCGCTCCTCGCCCGGCGTGAGGTTTGGGAAGCCGAGATCCCAGATGGCGTCGCCATTCTCACCGCCGGCATCGATACGCAGGATTACCGGATCGAGATCGAAATCGTTGGCTGGGGCCGCGACGAAGAGAGTTGGTCGATCGCATATGAGGTGATTGAGGGCGAATTCGACGATCCCAAGGTGCAGGCGCAGCTCGATGCCTATCTGAGACGGATATGGCACCGCGCCGACGGCCGCCCATTCAAAATCAGCGCCGCATGTCATGATTCCGGCGGCCATCACACGAACGCAGTCTATACCTTCTCCAAGGCCAATCTCTCGCGCTATATCTGGGCGATCAGAGGCGAGAGTGCGCGAACTGGTCAGCGCAACCCGATCTGGCCGACCAAGCGGCCGAGTTCGCGCTCGAAGAAGTCATTTCGACCGGTGATCCTGGGCGTCAATGCCGCAAAGGATGTGATCCGGTCCTATCTCGGACGTACTGGGCCGGGGCCCGGATATATGCACTTCAACGTCGACCGTGACGTTGGCTACTTCGCCCAGCTGACTGCCGAGGTCATTGTCGTCAGAGAGCTCGGCGGCCAGAAATATCGCGTCTGGGAATTGCCCGGTGGTCGCGCCAACGAGGCAAGCGACTGTCGCGTCTATGCCTATGCCGCGCTCCATGGCCTGATGCACCGCGGCCTCAAGCTCAACCGCGAAGCGGAAAGGGTCGGCGCCGTCATGACGTTCGAGCCCGAACAGCCAGCTCCGGCCCCACCACAGCCTGCACCGGCAACACCGGAAACCGGCACTGCGCCGACGCCCGCCTTGCCGCCTGCAAAAATGACCGCGCGCCGCACCGGCGGCGGCCGTCGCCTTGCCTGAAGGGATCTATATGGCTCGTTTCGATCCCAGCCTCAGCATTCTGGCGGGCATGGATACCTCTGTCCTCCGCCAGCAGCTGAGTTTGATGCAGCAGGACTATCTGGACCTGAGCTCCGGCCGCAAGGTCGAGAGCGCATCCTATGCTCAGGGCGACGGCGCGAAGAGCGTGAAATATACGGTTGCGACGATCGGCCAACTGGCGATGGCAATCCGGCAGATTCAAGCGCAACTGGGTATCATCCCGTCGCCACGTCGTGCGATTGGCGTCCGCTTCTGATGGCGTCGCCACCCGCTCTGGTCGACAACCGTGGCCAGCCTATCCCATCCGCGACGATCGCGCGGATCCGCGAGGATGCCCAGCGCGGCAGCAGCCGGATGCGCGGGTCGCTCGGTGGCGGTGGCGCGGGCAATTTCTTCCCTTACGACGCGGTCAATTTTCAGTCGCAGGATCAAGGCGACTGGTTTCCGCAAGTCCGCTCGCCGGATACCGAGATCAACCTCTATCGCGACCGGATGGCCGCGAAGGCGCGTGATCTGCGCCGCAATGATCCATGGGCCAACGGCGCGATCAGCGGCATCCTCGATTCGACGATCGGCGCGCAATATCGCTTCGTTTCTAAGCCCGATTATCGCGCGCTCCGGCTCCACGCGAAGGGGTTCGACGCGGTTTGGGCCAACGAGTATCGCCAGGTGCTCGAGGCGAAATGGCGCACCTATTCCGAGGATCTCGGCCACTATAACGACGTCAATCGTCGGCTCACGATCTCGCAGCAGTTTCGCCTCGCGCTCGGTCACAAACTGGTCGACGGCGAGTCGTTGATCGTCGCACAGTGGCGACCGGACCGGATCGGCCGCGGTACCGCGACCTACGCTACCTGCTTCGAAGGGATCGATCCCGATCGGTTGTCGAACCCCAATATGGGGCCCGACACGCGCTATATCCGCGGCGGTGTCGAGATCGACGATGATCAGGTGGCGATCGCCTATCATATCCGCCGTGCCCACCAGTTCGACTGGTACAATTCGGTGGAGAGCATGCAGTGGGATCGCGTCGAACGCGAGGACCCGGACGGCTGGCGTCGCGTCTATCACGATTACGATGCCGACCGCGTCTCGCAGAACCGCGGCGTGTCGGTTTTCGCGCCGGTCATCGGCTCGCTCAAGATGCTGTCGCGCCTCTACGGGGTAAAGCTGCAGGCCGAAACCGTCGCGGCCGCGTTCGGGCTGTTCGTCACCTCGCCTTATGATTTCGAAATGGTGCGCCAGGCGCTCGATGACGAGGATCAGGACGAGAAGGCGTTCGGCTGGTACCAGGACATGCGCTCCGACTTCCATTCGGATCGCGACGTCAGCGTCACCGGCGCGCGCTTCGCGACCCTCGCGCCCGGCGAGGATATCAAGTCGGTCGCGCCGGGCGGCGGCCAGACCGATATCAAGCCCTTCGCGCACGAAATGCTGCGCGGCGTCTCGGTCGCGATTGGCGTGTCCGGCGAGGAAGTGCACAACGATTATTCGGACTCGAGCTGGTCGTCGGCGCGCGCCGGTATCGTCAAGGCGGAGAAGACCTACAATCGTCGCTGCGACGAGTTCGACCAGAACACCGCCACCCCGGTACTCGCCACCTGGCTCGAGGAGCCGTTCGAGCGCGGTGAGCTCCCGCTGCCGCGAAACGCACCATCCTATCTCGAAATGCGCACCGCCTATGCGCGTGGGCGTTGGCTCGGTTCCGCGCGTGGTTGGGTTGACCCCGTCGCCGAGCGTCAGGGCGTCGTGCTCGGCCTCGATGCCGGCCTCTCCACCATGGAAGAGGAATGCGCGAAGCAGGGCATGGATTGGGAAGAGAACCTCGAGCAGCGCGCCATCGAATACCATCGCATGGTCAAGCTCGGTCTACCGCGGCCGCAATGGTTCGGCAACGAATACACCGCGACCCAGATCTCGGCACCGCAATCACCGGAGCAAGCCTGATGTTTATCGATGTCACGCATAGTGGCGATGGGCGCACTTTGCGGCTGTCGACCTCGGCGATCGCCTATCTCGATCACGCAGAAGACGGAGCGCGCGTTCGCCTGATCGGCGGTGAGAGCTTGCGCGTCGCGGAGTCGCCAGCGGAGATCGAGGCGAGCATCGAGGCCCATTTCACAACCATCGTCGGTGTGATTGATCACACCGCTGACGGTTCGGCCATGATGCCGGCGGAAGCAATCGACCTGATCGGCATGGAACCTGCCCCCAAGGCTGTTATTGGCCGGGGAAAGAGCAAGTGACGGCCCTTCCGCGTCACCTGGTCACGCGCCTTTTCAACAACTGCGCTGCGCTCCTGCCTGCGGCGTCGACGATTGCCGTCGACCTGCTCGTGCGGGCTAGCGATCGCATCGAAGCAAGTGTTCCAGGCTCGGCCTTTGGGATTAGCGAAGATCTCGAAACCGAGGATCGCGCGCGCCCTTACGATATCGTTTGCGGCGTCGCGATCATCCCGATCCGCGGCGTCCTGATCCAGCGGCTCGGCTGGCTGTGGTCCTATGGCGACCTGTTCGGCATGTCCGGATATGATCGCATGCGCCTGCAGTTCATGCGCGCGCTCGCCGATCCCAATGTCGATGCCATCGCGTTCGATCTCGATAGCCCGGGTGGCGAGGTCGCCGGCTGCTTCGATCTCGTCGACACCATCTACCGCGCGCGGGGTAGCAAGCCGATCGCCGCCATCCTCGGTGAGAGCGCATATTCTGCAGCCTATGCGATCGCATC